GTTCTGGCTAAGCTACCAAAGTACCAAATCTTTTCATTATAATTATATACAACATATTTATCTATATCACCTGTGCCACCATTGTTAAGTGAATTAGACTCGGAAGGATAAAACCAGATAACCTCACCAAACTCTGAGTTAACACCTGATACAACCTTATCTCTTTGTTGATTATTAAAATCAAGAAACACTTTGTCCTTAACTGTACACGGCAAAGTTTGTGTTCCACCAGCATATACATAAAAATTATCTCGACCCATCCAGAATACAAAATCTTCCGTAGCAACAGCAGCCTTTGGACCCATGATCGTGATGTTTGATGCAATCTGCTGTATACCAAAAACAAAGTCACCGCCAACAAAACGCATCGAGTGCAAAGATGTATCTGTATATACGAGTATCTCACGTTTTGTTTCTATGGCTTGTACAAACTCCGACCCAGATCCAAGTCTCAAGCTACCAGCAGTTGTGTCTGAACTAATTGTCCAGTTCGTGACAGATTCTTGATTGGACCATCTTATGAGCAAAGGATCTTGGACCGTGGTTCCATATGTGTTAGTACCGAAACAAAGCACATGTCTATCGATATCACTCACAAGAACTTGTTTTGCAATTGTCGGTGTGTTAGCTGCACCTGCTAAATCACCAAGTTCCACGGCTCGTGTAGAAAGACCATTTGTTTTATCCCACAGATAAACCGCACCATCTTTAGGGTTTATCAATAAATCTTCACCAAAGTTATCATGTGACCATGTTCGTATCTCACGAGTTGTACCACTTACAGCTGCAATACCCCAACCAGTAAAATCATCTGCTGATGACGCATTGCCTACAGCAAGTCTAACAATTGTATTGTCATCGTGAGCCACGGCTGTTGTTCCACTATGACCTCTTGTGACAGTAAGTGTATTGTCATCTGTTGTTGCTGTTACAATCATCAGTTCTTCATCAACGAGTATAACATCGTTAGCTGTTGTAATGCCTGTCTCATCATCTACATCAACGGCTGTCTCACTGTTATCAAGTGCTTCGTTTAATTGTGTTGTCAAAGCACCTGCCGTTGTACCACCAAATAGTCCTGCACCCCAACCAGTACCACCTACTTGTGAGTCAAGACCAACAGTTATCTGATACTCGGCATCTGTTGCACTGCCACCATTACCACTGTCAGATGCGTTAGCCGTTACGCTGACTGTAATAACATAAGTATTTGCATTGGTTACAGATACAATCTGATGTTCTGCATTAAGTATAGAAGCTGTAACCAAGCCACCTAAACTAACAGCATTGCTAAAAGTAACAAAATCATTCTCTGCTGCACCATGATTAGATTCTGTAACAGTAATATTTGCAGAGCCGTTTGTAGCAGAAAAAGTTGTAGAGTTTGTTGTTGATACACGAACAGGTGTTATATCATTAAACGTACCACCTTCTTCTATATAGTATTTAAGATGTGTACCAATACCAAGATAATTTGATCCATCAAGTGCTAACCAGTTGTGTAATCGTCTTGCTGTGCCTTGATAGGTATTAGGTGACATCTTTTCCCAACCACCAAACTTCTCTGGATAACCAAAACGAAAACGTATCTTATCACCATCAACCCAACCACCTTCGTTACTATACTTTGTAATCTCTCTGTTGATACCTGGTTTAAACTGTAGTTTGGTTAGTGGCATAATTATCCTTGAGTTAACATATTATTGTTTGTTGCAGATGCCGTACTATTGGGATGTCTTTGATAATTGCAATTTGCTCTTATCTGTCCAAACATATAAGATCCAGCACTACCAGAAGTTGTCCTTACATCAAAAGTTAATGTTGTACTTGCAGGAAGTGTTACCTCAAACAAACGAAAAGCACCTAAAGGAACATTTTGCAATCCAGTAACAGTACTACCACTGCTATTTTTCATAACTACACCTGATCCAGTAACTTGAAGTTGTGCTGAATTAATTTCGTTGCCAGTGCAATGACCAGCCATTGTATATACACCTGTGTGAGATACTTGAAAAGTTACTGTTGTATGACCTACAAACGTACCACCACTTATTGCAGAATTTGTTACTGTTAACAATTGTCCGTAGTTATCGTAACCAAAGCCAGAAGCATAATCTTCAATAAAAAAACCTTGATTTGCTGTAGGTGTTGTATTAGCAAAACCAACTTGATTTGCTTGAGAACTTAAAGATGTATTAGATACAGATGGATTAACTAATTTATACCCACCATAAAAATCTGTCATACTAATAGAACCACTTGTTGGTATATTAGTATTAGCTTCAGTGTCTAATGACGGAACAACACCCCCATTATCAAACAAAGCAACTGGTAAATTTGTTCCACTAGCTGCACTTACTTCACTAAAATTTCCTGTTGCATATGTTGCAGGATTAGGAACGTGTGATCCACCTTTATACAAAGCAGTCATATTTATTGATCCACTCTGTCCGTAGAAATCACGAACATCTGTTAGGTTTATTGTACCACTAGTCGCTAGAGCCATGACAATCACAATTCTGTTTAAGTTCGTCTACTTCTTTCTTTAAATCTTTTATAGCTTCTATTAAAACACCAACCATATTACCATAAGCTACAGATTTGTATTCACCATCATGCACAACTTCTGGTAAAACCTTTTCTACCTCTTGTGCAATAACACCAATACCTCTTTCAGCTTGTTTAGTAAAAGATACACCACGCATATTCATTACTTTATACAATGCGTTATCTATTGTTTTTATGTCTGACTTTAATCTTTCATCTGATGTAGCTGTAACTTCTGCACCTTGCACTGTGCCTGTAGCCGTGACGTTTCTAAAGCCAGATGCGTCTTTGTTACTGTCAACAACAACTGCCTTAGATGCAGCTACAGTACCATTTGTAATGCCATCTAATTTTTCTAACTCTGCTTCTGTTAAAGCCGCACTGCCTACTGTTATTGATGTTGCACAAGTCAATGTTCCAGTAACATTTAAATTACCACCAGAGCTTAAAGTCATTTTTGTTGTAGCTGTTTCACTTGCACCAGTTTTAAACTGTAATGATGTTGCATTATTATCTGCTGCAAAATCTCCTTCTGAAGCTGCTGTAATACTAGCAGCTACTAATATTGCATCAGTGCCAGTGCCTTCGTCTGGTGCTTGAAAATTAATTGCTCCTATTGTATTACCAGACGCAATATCTGTGTCACCAGATTGTAATGTTAACTCAACCCCACCAGCAGTAGCTGTATGTTTTAATTTTAAACCTGTATCTGCATGATGTGTTAATTGTATTTCACTGTCAGCACCAAAGTTAATTGATTTACCATCTGTAATAATATTTAAATCACCCTCATGTGTCAGTCTCATCTTTTCTGTTGCAGCTTCAGAGCTACCTAACTTAAACACCATGTCCGTTTGATTGTTATCTGCTGCAAACGTATTATCTGCTTCTGCTACGATAGATGCAGAAACTGTTATAGCATCTGTGCCACTTCCTTCATTCGGTGCTTGAAACTGTAACGCACCAAGAACATCCCCATCTGTAATGGTTGTATCAGATGTTTGTAATGTCAACAAAGCACCATCACTAGTTTTTACAGAAAGGTCTGCTGTAAAGTCATCTGAACCAGTTTCTATCTGTGCAACGGCCGCACCAGAACCTGCTCCATCTGCATATACAATGGCAGTTTTGCCTGTTGTAATTGTAACTGTATCACCAGAACCTTGCTTAATAATGACAGATTGATTCGTTCCGTTTTTTACAAAATATAATTTATCTTGATCATTCGGTGATATAGTTACTGTATTCGTTCCACTCGGACTACCACCTAAAACAAGAACTTTAAAGTGACCATCTGAGGAAGTACCATCTGTTGTTGTCAAAGTATGTGTTGTTCCAGAAAGTGTAATCGCACCAACACCATTGATGGCTCTATCAAGAATATCGAAATTTGTATTGGTTGTGGCTCCCCAAGTACCAGCTTGTTCTCCTGTACCTATCTTTTCTAAGCCATTATTTGATGTATACGAACTAGCCATTAATAACTCCTATGGTGTAATATCTGTCCAGGTGTCACCTGTATGCGTAATATCTGTCCAAGTATCACCAGAATGTGTAATCTCGGTATACGTCACAGTAACACTCGGAACGATTTCTGTAAATAATAATTCTCCAGTAGCTGTCTGTGTCAAGTTAAAATCTTGTGTTGATGTGCCAACTAATATACCAATACCATTTGTTGTCTGTACAAAAGATGACAATAAATCTGTTTCTAATGTTGATCCTTTTACAAAAACAGCAGCAGATGATGCTACAGAAGATGAATCAAGAGTTGAACTACTGACAAATATCCCAACTCCAGTTGATGTCTGTGTAGCAGAAGAAGACATCGTACTTGTACCAACAAGCGTACCAGCCGCAGCAGATGATGAAACGGCTAAACCTGTCATTGATGCTGATAGTTCTAGTACCTTATTAACACTACTAATAGGGTTTTCTGATAAAGCACTAAAACCAAGCATAATTAACTCGGTTTAGTTGGAAATGTTATATTACTTAATTCATCGTCAGATGGTGTTTGAGTAGTAATATCTCTTAAATCTTGACGATATTTTTTCCAAGCATCACTCATTGTTACATCTGAATTAGCCATCCAATCTGTTTCAACTAATAGTTCATCTCTTAATTTTCTTAACCTAGCCATACTCCTTGTTGATGCTTCATCAGTCCAAGTCTTTTCCTCTGCTTCACGTAATTTAATTTCGTCAGCAGTCATATCTACTAATTTATTATTTACCATCTTTTTCATTATTTTGAAATCCCATATATTGCAAGAGTACCTGCCGAAACATTGCCACTACTAAAAAACAATTGAACACCTGTATTAACTGCATAACTACCTTTAATTATACTGTAATTAAACATTCTACACTGATGATTTCCGTTTTCATTTGTTCCATTTAACATACCAGACATTACACAAGGATGTGTTGTGCTGTTCATACTGCCTATAATTGCATATCCTGTTACAGTTTCACCACTCGCATTTCCTTGATTTGATGCTAAATCCATAGTTGTTGCACCATTTGTAGAAGTATCCGTACCACCAGATTCATTTACAGTACCCCCTGCGTAAACAGTTCCTGTTATTGCATCACCATTTACGTCTAAAAATCTTGCTTGGACTGTTACATTATTTGTTGCAGGAGTAAGTGTAAAGTATATTTGATAAAAGTCATATATAGCACCGATTGATGAACCTAAAGATACACTAATTAAAGATGCCGCACTAGAAAGAGTGCTTGAGGTTAGTGGGTTATTTAGACCTGTATTTATCTTTGATATTGCCATTAGTCTGCATCCTCTATTGTAAGTTCACCTGCATCAACTTGTCGTTTGATTTCAGCGTAGTCTTTGTTGGCTAAATCAACTGGAACATGAGAGTACACTCCATTTATTTCAACACGAATATTATCTTTAGGATTAAAAATTATTTTTCCGTCTGGGCTTTTGTCTGCTATCCATTTAGCATTACTATAATTCTGCTTCATTTGTACTCCTATAAACTACACCAAAAGTAGATGCACTACTTGAAATCAAATACCCATAACCATTTGAGTGTATTCTATTAGCAGATGAACTGCCTAAATCTGAACCAGAATTAAAATCAATTAATTTTCCAGATACTTCATTACTAGATACAACAGCATAAATGGTTACAGTTGGTGATGCTCTCATAAGAACTGGGAACTGTGAACCTTGATAATAGTTATAAGATGCAGTTCCCATATTTGGTGCATCAATCGCACCATTATAATCATCTGTATCTCCTATAGTATCACCATATTCATACCCCAAAGTTTGAAAGTATCTTTTGCACTTTTGTAAATTATCTGCAAAAGTTTCATATTCAAAAGCTGTAGCCACCTCGCCAACTTCAAATTGAACACCAGTTAAAAGCCAAGTAGCATTGTCAGTGGTAAGAACACCATTTTGTGCATGACCAAATGCCCAACCTGCATTAGCATAATTTGTCCAAGTTAATGCCGTATCTGCTGAAGTAAAATTAGACCCAGTTCCAAGATGCCAAGTAATTCTTAAACCCGAACCATTATCATCAGCAATCGTACCACTACTGTGTGTATCTGCTGGAATAGTTATTGTTTTCTTTTCCCAAGTATCAGCAGAACTTATTGCATAAGTTGAGGTTAATTGTCTTGTTGTTGAATCTGGTTTATATACATTAATTCCATAAGTTCCAGTAACAGAGGATTTTACATAAAAACTTAAAGTTGCTTTTTTTGCACTAGATAACCCATAACCAAGACGTTGGCAATGTTGTGCTTCAATCTTTTGGCAAATATCAAATGTTTCATCAGCAGCAATAGCTGATTCAGGTTCAGTTGTTGTCCATTTTAAAGCATTATTAAATCCTGCTAAATCTGTAACAGCTACTTGAGCAAGTGTTCCTTCTGTTTGGTCGTGGTTGCTTTCTTGTAATAGCCATCTGTCACAGGCATATCCAGCAGAAGTTCCGTCATGCACAATAGATAAACTTGTACCTCTTTGTGCAACAGCCATGTCACCATTATAAATAATATTTTTATTACTTAAACTACCTGCTTCAGATGCTGTAGCTAAATCTGCGAATGTTCTTGCTCTGCTCATCTACGCTTCCTCCAACGCTTTGACTTTGGCTTCTAATGTTTCTATCTTTGTTATTAGTTGTTGAATTACAGATACATACATTGCATCTTTTTCACCTAATCTACTTGCTTTAGAAATTAAATCACTATCTAACAAAGATGCATCTGGGCTATCTTCGTCAATTTTGAAATCACGCACCCATCTACTGTCTAAACTCTCAACATCCTGTGCTAAAAAACCTATTTGTTGTGTTATACTTCCATGTTGTTTTGGGTTTTCCCAATCAAATATTTTTGTTGCTAAAGATTTAAAATTATCTAATGAATATGTGTAATCTTGAATGTTCTTTTTTAATCTTTTGTCTGATATAGAACCAATAGAAGTATCTGTAGCAGTCAATGTACCATCAGCAGCAATATTAAAATGATTTACCCATGTGACTGCTCCTCCTGCTGACACACTATCATCTGCTCTATGTTGTAAATTAGAACCGTCTTTTCTTATCTGCCATTGTCCTGTTGCATGAGAACTTTTCCAATTACCATCATACCAAGCATCAAAATTTATTGATATGTCATTATGTGAATAGTTAAGTATCTGCATTGATGGGTAAGCATCTGTACCAGTTCCATGAAACATAATATTAGGACCATTGTTAGTAGAACTATATGTTCCATTTAATCTTAGCAATCCTCCGTGGTCAGTTCTTGAACCTGCTCTTGTAAGAGTTGTTTCACCAGTTGATGAAATTATTATTCTTCTTGTTGGTGCTTCACTCGCACCTGTCATAAGTTGTAATTCTGTTGCATTATTACTTGCACTAAAATCACCTTCTGAAGCAGCTTGTATTGATGCTGCTCGTAGCACTGCATCTGTTCCTGTTCCTTCGTCAGGTGCTTGAAAATCTATTCTGCCTAAAACATCATCTGCGGCAATATCTGTATCACCTGTTTGTAATACTAATGATGGAAACTTATCGTCACCACTTGCAGCGTGTTTTAACAGTAACCCTGTATCAGCAGAATGTGTAAGAGTTATTTCGCTATCTGCTCCAAACTTAATTGCTGCACTATCAGCGTTTAAATTTAAATCACCTGCAACACCTCCACCCATTGTAACAGCACCACTAAAGGTACCACCACTTGTAGCACTGACTGCATCAGCTACTGTAAACACATCGTAGACAACCACAGTTACTTCATCACTTGTATTTAAGGCTGATAAACCTGCTATGGTGTTAGCCGTACTTGTGTTATAATCTGTTGTTGGTTTTAGTAGTACACCATTAAGATACACATCTACAAATGCACCATCTGTAAATGTCAATGTTGCTCCATTGGCATCTGCACCACTTACGGATGTAGCACCACTTGATGCAACATATACAAATCTATTTCGTACTCCAAACTGTGGGGATTTTCCTATGTATGGCATTTACGCTTCCTCCAATGCTGTAAGTCGTGCTTCTATAGATGAGAAGATAAAAGAAAATAACTCAGGATATCTTACACCTAATCTAGTTTGTGATTTACCCTCTTCATTTACCCATGTATCTGATGTAAACAATCCATAGTTAGATGCATCTAATCCTTCTGCACTAAACGCAGATTCTATTTCTTGTGCTATAATGCCTGTATGTGTTCTAGCATTATCACCTTTTTCTGCAACCTTACTTTTCCATCTAAATGTTTTAAATAAGCTAGATAGCTTTTTAGCTACATTAAGTTCTTTAGCTGTTGCACTTGCTATATCTTGTTTTTCATTTTGGTCTGAAGTTTGTATTGTACCGTTAGTAGCAAATACGTCATCAAATCTAGCAGAACTAGCACCTAAATCAATAGCATCATCATTGTCAGTTCCAGTTGTGCTTGAAGGACAAATGTTATCTGCACTAGCATCTAAATAAAGACCATGACTTCCTTCAGCAGTTAAATAAACTCTATCAGATATAACTCCAATATTTCCTATTGTTGTGCCACTTAATTTAAAATCTATAGCATTACCAGAACTAGATATATCTACTGATGATTTTGCACTTATATCTACAGCACTAGTAAACGTACCACTTGTAGCAGTCAAAGCCTGTGCTGCAGGATGTGTTGCTGTACTTGCAGGTGCGTTGTGATGCAACACATAGATATTATTTCCACTAGCACTTACAGGTGCAGCAGTAAACGTTAATGTTGTACCACTGACTGCATACGCTATTGTAGGTTCTTGCCTTACGTTTTCTACAAAGACTGCAACACCATTGGTTGTCGCTGCTTTAGACAATGTAAAAGCTACTGTGCTTCCATCACCACTAAATAAGTCTTTGACTACCGATACAAAATTATTAGGTGCGGTGTTACCTATATACGGCATTAGGTTATCTCCATAATACTCATCGTGCCACTTAACTTGTCAGCTACACTACAATCAATATCTATTTGATCTGTTGTTTCTAATACAATTTTGTTTCCTGCCATAATCTCTACAGAACTGCCTGCTGGAATTGGAATATTTTTAACAAGCACACTTGTTCCGTTATTTGCATTACCAGTAGCACCTGTTTTTGTTGTATCACTAATTAATCTAACAGTGGCTGTAACTTGAGATGTATGAATATTACACAACAAAAATCCAAGAATAATCGTTGTTGTACTTCCTGCCGTAGTATACACAACATATTCTGTTCCTGCGGCATTGGGTTCCGCTGCAAAAGTAACTACTTTAAATGTGTTTGCCATATCTTATCCTAACGCTATTGCTAATGCTGTTGCTTCGTCTTGAATAACAGAACTTAATGTTGCTCCTGCAACTGTTATTGCATCTGCTTCTAATGTTCCGTCAATGTCTACATCACCAGAAAAATCTCCTGTTGCTGCATCTAATTCCCCAGTTAATGTTACGTTTCTAAATGAAGCAACATCCTTGTTTGCATCAACAACGACAGCTTTACTTGCAGCGACTGTTCCTGCTGTAATACCATCTAATTGCTCTAATTCAGCTTCAGCAATTACAGCCGAACCAATAGTAAATCCAGTTCCAGTTATAACACCACCAGATGTTATTGTTCCAGAAACATCAAGATTGCCGTTCATGTCAATTGTGGTGGCATTAATTTCTATTTCAGTATCAGATACTAAATCAAGAACACCATCAGCCGATTGATGGATATATGTACCACTGTCGCCAAATTGTAATTGCATTGAACTGTTAAGTAACAAACCAGTATCGTGAACATGAGTTAATTTAACATCTTTGTCTGTTCCAAAATGTATTATTGAACTATCTGATTCAAGGTTTACATTATTATTAAATTTTGCATTACCACTAGCTGACATATCTAAAGTAAGTGCAGTAATATCAACACCACCATCAGTTCCTTTGAAGATAATATCAGAATTGTTCGCTTGAGCATCTATTGTAATGTTGCCAGATGATGTGGCTATTGTAACGGCTGCATCACCTGTTGAAATATTATCAGCCGCAACTGCTGATGCTGTATCTGCATTACCTGTTACGTCACCTGTTAACGGGCCAACAAAAGCGTCTGAAGTTACTGTTCCGTCAAAAAAAGCATCTTTAAATTCAACACCACTACTACCAAGATCTAAAATATTATCAGCACCTGGAGTCAATGCTCCATTAGTTAGTATTAATTGCTTTTCGTTTCCTGCATAAAAATTAATTGTATCGGCTGTTTCGAAATCTATCTTCGTCTGGTCATCTTCACCAATTTTAATATCAGTAGCAAGTAAAGATGTAATTGTTGTTTGTGCTGCATCTATAACAACATCTATTGTATTATCTGCATCTTGATAGGTAACAGTAATACCTGTCTCTGTATTACTTGAAAACATAGCACCTGTTGTATCAGATATGACTTCTGCTAAAGCTGTTCCACCAATCGTAATCGCATCTGCTTCAACTGTGCCATCAAAGTATGCATCTTTAAATTCAAGAGCATCTGTTCCAAGATCAACAATTGCATTAGTGCCAGGTGTTAATGCACCATTAGTAAGAACAAGTTGTTTTTCATTTCCAGCATAAAAGTTAATTGTATCGGCTGTTTCAAAATCTATTTTAGTTTGATCGTCTTCACCAATTTTTATATCTGTAGCGAGTAAAGATGTGATACCAGTTTGAGCGGCATCCACAGCTAAAGTAACTGTATTAGATGATGCACTTGAAGCAAGTCCAGTGCCACCTGCTATAGTAAGAGTTTCACTATCTAAATCTATCGCAATCGTACCACTATCACTCACAACGTCTAAATCTTGTGCTGTAACTTGAGCATCAACATAAGTTTTAATTGCTTTGGCTGATGCTAACGTGTCATCACTTCCAGAGACACTACTAATATCAGTATCCAATACACCTGACTTTAAATCTGCTACGTCAATATTTGAGATTGAGTTTCCAGTACCTTCAACATCAAAAGTTTTATTTGTTAGTGTAGCCGTTGAAGCTGTTGTAACTAATCTAGCATTTCCACCAGTGCTTGGGAGTGTTAAAGTATTTGATGCACTTTCTGAGTGTGGTGCACCAATAAGTGTTTGTGCGTGTTGATTTGAACTTTCACAATAAAATTTTATCTGAGAAACAAAAGCACCATCATTTTTAAGATCAATCAAACCACCAGAAACAAATAAGTCATCACCTACAGTTATGTCACCAGATGTTGCTAAACTTGATAAAGTTCCAACTGATGTAATATTAGTTTGTGCCGCACCTGTTACAGTTGCCGCAGTACCAGATGTATTTCCTGTAACATTACCAGTTATATTACCTACAAATGTGCCGTTTATATTATTACTTGCATCCTCAAACACTGCCTTATCAGCAGGATATGTCATAAAGACACTTCTTGTTCCTGATGACCAGTTTACAGCATTGTTAGAGTTAGAACTCGCCAATATGGTTGTCCTAGCTAATGTAGTTCCAGAAGATGTAAACGTACCTAAACCAACTTCAAAGTCAGTGTTGTCTGTACAAACATAATACGTTGTATCTGAATTACTAAGGTTAGCAGTAAAAGTCTCAAACCCACTTACTGCACCAGCTAACGTATATGTTCCAGTGCCTGTAGTAGTTGTGGTTTCTTTAACTCTGTCCTTTATTACTAAAGCCATTATTTCAACTCAATACTCAAGTTTGTTGCGTTAATTCTAAATATGTCACCCTCTGCTAATGTCTTGGGTACATCTAATTCTCCAACAAACAATGTGTTACCACTTGAACTTGCATCAGTTATAATCACATGAGTTATTGTTTGTGTTCCACTATCTGACTTTGCTGGAAACTCAATCGCACTTGTGTTCTTGGCAGTCTGTGTATCTGTTGAGTCAGCACCTATTGTTGTCCAACTAGCTGCGGCAACTTGCTGTCTTGCATAAGCACCAAAACTTGCTTCTGTTACTGAACCTGTCTCAGCGGCAGATACGGCTGTTGCTAGTCCTACATAAATACTGTCACCAGGACTTGAGAAACTTAACGAGTTATTCTTGAAGATATAATGTAATAATCTTCTTTCTAAATAGTTGGTTGCTGCATTTGAGGTTGCCATGTTTTATCTCCTATGTCCTTGGTCTTCTAGGTAATCCTTGCCTATAAGCATCAGCATTCTCCCTAGCCTCACCTAAATCTTTTAATCTACTTACTTCTTCCATAAACCTTTTTTCATACAACTGCATCATATCTGGTTCACCTTTCATAAAAATATACGCTTCTGAAAGCGATCCGTAAAGCATTGCGTTTAAGGCATTCTTACTTAACCAGGTAGTTGTTGTATCACTTGATATGGCAGATATGGCAGAACTATGAGCGGTTGTGCCACCTGTTACTGTCTCTCCATTTGTAAAGTTTGTTGTTGGAACCACTATTGTTAACTGATTCGTGCCATCATTCTTAGAACTAATTGTAGCTGTAGCACCACTAGATACTCCTGTAATTACTTCGTTCACAGCAAAACTACTTGCAGCACCCACTGTTAAAACTATCGTACTGTCTGCTAAACTGGTTGGTTTGTAGTAATAATGTAGTTCAACAGAAAAGTTACTATTAGGTGTTGGAGACAATATAAAATTATCTACATCAAATCTTGCATAATACTTAGGAACACCTGTTGTTGATGCATTTGGATTATATTCTTGTATAAAATTTACATCTTTTTCTAATAAAAATTCAATATTACTAGAGTTAGTTATAGATAAACTAAATGATGCTAAGTAATCATCTGGAACAGATAAGAACCTATCAGAAGAAGAAGTAGCACTTGTTACGTTTTTTCTAAAATATTCAAAGTCTACCATCTTAAACAATCTGTTTTCGGTAGATCTTACAAAGTCTCTTAAATGAGATACAAAAGTAGTTTCTGTGTTTTCTGTGTAATCTTGTATAGCAGTCTTTAATGTTGTTAATGTATAACTCATCTAACTCTCCAACGTCACGGGTCCAGCAGATGCTACTCCACCACCACCAAAAACATTCCCTAGTGTAGCCGTAGCACTTACACTAATCGTATACTTATTTGTGTCTACCACAGATTGTATTGTAAAGCCAGATGAACCTTGCATTGTAGAACTTGATATACCATCGAAAGGTGCTACGTCTCTAAACCTAATTGTACTTGAAGCAGATCTACCATGTGCTGGTTCTGTAACTGTAACTGTTGTAGGACTACTTCCGCCCGTGCCCGTTTTAAAAGGATTAAAAGGTAAAATAACAGAAACAGAAGGCTCTTCTCTATCTGGCCTTGCATCTTTTATTGCTTCTGCATCTGCGGTCTTTACTCTTAAATCTATTTGAGGATGTTTTGATTCAAACTCATCTTTGCCAACAAACAAGCCGTTCCATTCTTTTCTCATGTCTTTCAATCGATAACGAAAGCCAGACCTATCAGATATTCCATATGAGTTCTTGCCTGTTGCAAATCTTCCCATCAGACACTCAAGTATTTAATGTCGGGTGTTAATGTAAGTGCCACTCTATCTTCATCCTCTGCTGCCGCTCTTTGAAACTCTTCTTCATAGATTGATTTTAAAAG